CACCAGGGAAGCCGTTTGGATAAGGCTTCAGCTTATCTAAGGCTTTTCTGGTCTTATTGAGATCATCCGCCATACCATAAGAACCTCTTCTCTGGTCATCAACGGCAGCGGCGGCTCTTTGTGCAAGAGCGGACTGTTCGACGATCTCTTGAATCTTATCAGCGGACATGACCATCATGATTTTATCTGCGGACTCAACATCCTTGGCATAACCCTCTGACATAAGATAGTCAAGAACAACATCATAGGCTTCATCAGCTTGTTTTACAGGCTTACAATCTGGAACTTCCTTACCACCCTTCATCTTGGTTCCTCTGGCAACTTTGCCGGGCCAACACTTTGATGCGCCAACGTTCTTGCGAGCTTGCTTGAGACCTTCTTCCAGTTCATTCTCCTCAACGTTCAGAGTCTTTGGATATCCTTTCTCACCTGGCTTTGCAGGGCGCTCACCACGCTCTCTCTTTGCATGGATGTTATCCCATAAGCCTTTTTTCTCTTCCAGTTCTTCTGCATCTTCTGAGGCATACATTTCATTGTATGACTCTATTAATGATCTGAGTGTTGGATCGTCCATCTGTAATCTTATAGTTCTTATAAGTTATTTAGTGTTAACCGCCTTTTATGCTCATTCTTGACACGGATAAATAACTCTGTTAGAATTCATTCGTAAACCATTGGTTTGATATGGCAAAAGGATTTAGTGTACAAGCGGCTGAGCCGCCAAAGCCTCAAGATGAGTTTGATCCTGATCAGGCACGAGAGATGATCAAAGGCAAGTCGATTGTCTTTTGTTTGCCTGGACGCGGTTGCTCATATACATTTCTCAAAAACTTTGTGCAGATGTGCTTTGATCTAGTGCAAATGGGCGCTAGCATTCAGATCTCACAAGACTATAGCTCTATGGTTAACTTTGCCCGTTGCAAGTGCCTCGGTGCAAACGTTCTGCGCGGGCCTAAGCAAGTTCCTTGGGATGGAAAGCTGAACTATGATTATCAGCTTTGGATCGATAATGATATTGTATTCAACACGGAAGCTCTAATGCGTCTGGTTGTGATGGATCAGGACATTGCTGCTGGTTGGTATGCTACGGAAGATGGTCACACCACCTCTGTTGCACATTGGCTGTCCGAGGAAGAGTTCAAAAAGAATCGTGGTGTTATGAACCATGAGACCGTTGAATCCATGCAGAAGCGCAAGAAGCCCTTCACAGTCGATTATACTGGCTTTGGTTGGGTTCTGATTAAGAAAGGCGTATTTGAATCACTCACCTATCCTTGGTTTGCTCCTCAGATGCAAGTCTTTGAGTCTGGTGAGGTTCAGGATATGTGTGGTGAAGACGTTTCGTTCTGTCTTGATGCCAAGAAGGCAGGTTTTGAAATTTGGTGCAACCCACTCATTCGTGTCGGACATGAAAAAACCCGAGTCATCTGATCGTTTTGCGATCTTTATTAAAGAACAGTTACATGCCGACAACCTCTCCTATGAGGAGATGGGAAACATGCTATTAGATCTGGCTCAAGATTATTATACAGATGGAGAGCCAGATCCCAAAGATATTGAAGTGAAAGTTAAATTAGGAGATTCTTATGGCAAAACGTCCTTCGCTGACTAATAAACTTGTTATCGAACATAAGCCCAAAACGACACGTCAAGGGCGCAGCAAAAACACCAAATGGGCTGCAACATCACGTAATAAAGCTAAAAAACGCTATAGAGGTCAAGGATGACAGAAAAAGAGAAGCATATAAGGGACTGGATTATCGAAGTTTCTAAAAAAAGACCAGAATTAGGTCATTTTGCGATCTGTCCCTTTGCTTCTTCTGCAAATTTTAAGATTGTTGAGTGTAATATTGACGACGTTGAGCCCATTGATGGTGCTGATGTCGTCATTTTTATTGTAGAAGATAGCTTAACACTTGAAGACATCAATCAGTGGATAGATATATATTGTAAAATCTATAAACATTGGGATTTTTTTGAGGATTGTGGGTCTTATGAGACCTTCATTTCTGGTGTTCAGACAAATAATGGCAGGTATAACCTGATTTTAGCTCAACCAAAGGAGAAATTAAAGGAATTCCGTAAAAAACTAGCCCAAACTGACTATTACAGCTATTGGTCTGACGAATATTTAAGAGAAATACTCGGTGAAGACTACGAAATTGTGAAAAAAACGGGATAGAAACCCCGTAAAAAGTTCTAGAAACTTTTATGGAGGTAAAATGGGACACCCTAATCATCTTGATGGCTCCGTTGATAAAGGAGATGACTTTATTAATAGCGGAATGACCCTAATTACAGAGGTCGAGTCCGAAAAATGGCTTAAAAAATCTAAAAAAATCAAACATAACGAAGAATTATACCCAATTCCAGAAGATCGTACAAGTCGTCCTTGCGGAGGAGCTGGCGGTTTTGATGATTTTGTAGAATGGTGGGCTGATTAGGCTATAAATAATCTAAAAGTCTGTCTATATCAATGTCAACGATAAAAATCTCAAGGGCTTTTAAGGACATCAGTTTATCATTTAAGAGACACCCAATCACCAACGATATTGTAGTTTTAAAAAATGAAGCTGCGATTAAAAATTCTGTAATTAATTTGGTTAGAACTATCGTTGGTGAGAGATTTTTTAATAATCGCTTAGGCACACAAATTGAAAATTCATATTTTGAATTACAGACTCCCGAAATACAAATTGAACTTGAAAACGAAATCTCATCAACTTTAAATAATTTTGAACCAAGAGTTGCGTTGAGAGATGTGAGAGTTAGATTCCCAGCAGATTCTAATGATTTAGAAATTGGTGTAGTTTATGATATTGTCGGGTTATCAGTTCCTGTACAGGATATCACGTTTATCCTACAACCAACAAGGGTATAATGGCATTTACTCAATTTACAAATCTAGATTTCGATCAAATTAAAACATCGATCAAAGATTACATCAGGTCGAATAGTGAGTTTACTGACTATGACTTTGAAGGATCTAATCTATCTTTGTTAATTGATACTCTTGCCTATAATACCTATATTACTGCATACAATACTAATGCAGTCGTAAATGAAGTTTTTCTTGATAGTGCTGTTCTCAGACAAAATGTTGTCTCCCTAGCAAGAAATATTGGCTATGTACCCCAGTCTAAAAAGGCTGCTAGGGCGGTTGTATCCATGTTGGCTAGCGTACCTACCAGCGGAATTACAAGCACCACGCCGACGCTTACAATGAAGGCTGGCGTCGTTGCTACAGGTGCTGCAAATGATTTAAATTACTCATTCTGTATTCCACAAGACATCACAGTTCCCGTATCAGATAGCTTAGGATATTTTGAAAACATCAACGTATATGAGGGTGCATTTGTAAAAACCACATTTACTGTTGATAATTCACAACCAGATCAAAAATTCATCTTACCAAACTCTGGCGTTGATCTTTCATCGTTAATTGTTAAAGTCAGACCAACAGAAGGCGATGAAATATCAGAAGAGTATACAAAGGTAGATAATATTGTTGGAGTAACGACTACATCTAAAAAATATCTTGTACAAGAAGTTTCTGGTGAAAAGTATGAGATTATTTTTGGTGATGGAATTATTGGCAGGAAATTAGATAATAACAATTTTATTGAAGCTACTTATATTGTCACAAATGGAAAAGAAGCTAACGGTGTAACTAATCTTTCGTTTAATGGCGTTATTCTTGATAGTAACAACATATTTGTACCACAATCAACATTAGTTGTAAACACCGTAGAATCAGCTTCTGATGGCGCTGAGATTGAATCCATAGCATCAATTAAGAATTATGCCCCAAGACTGTACTCATCGCAGTATAGAGCTGTTTCTGCAAATGATTATGAAGCGATCATTCCAATGATCTATCCAAATGCAGCGTCTGTATCTGCATACGGTGGAGAAGAATTAGATCCTCCTCAGTATGGTAAAGTCTTTATCGTCATCAAACCTAAGAGTGGATCAACAATTTCACTTTTCAGTAAAAAAGAAATCCTAAGTGATCTTAAAAAATATAGTATTGCTGGTATTGTTCCTGAAATTATTGATCTCAAATATCTTTACGTTGAATTAGATTCATCAGTTTATTACAATCCCAATTCTGTCTCTGATGTTGAAAATTTAAAAACTCAAGTCATATCATCTCTAACTCAATATTCCAACGATAAGGAAACAAATCAATTTGGTGGAAGAGTAAAATATAGTAAAGTCGTTGGATTGATTGATGATACTAGTAATGCAATAACATCAAACATTACCAAAATTAAAATTAGAAGAAATCTGAACGCAGCGATTAATTCTAATGCTCAGTATGAATTATGTTTTGGTAATCAATTCCATGTACGTTCCGATGGATATTCTATTAAATCCACAGGATTTAAAATTTATAATAATCCACAAACTTTATACTTAGCTGATTATCCAACATCTGCAACTAGTGGAAGAATATTTTTCTTCTATCTGGATTCTGTTGGCAATCCAGTCGTTGTAAATAATAGTGCAGGAACTGTTGATTACGTTAAAGGTGAAATACTTTTAAATAGTGTAAAAATTGTATCCACCGTAAAGGCAAATAACATTATTGAAATTCAAGCAATACCAGAGTCTAACGATATTATAGGTTTAAAAGATTTATACATAAGTCTAGATATTGCATCTAGTAAATTTACCATGATTAAAGACATTATGAGTTCAGGTGATAATGTTGCTGGAACAAGATTTACATCAACCTCAAGCTTTGTAAACGGAAATTATACGAGATAACGAAGAATGATTGATAAGCAAATTCAAAGAATACAAATTAATCAGATCATTGGTACACAACTACCAAAATTTGTAGTCGAAGAAAATCCACTTTTTACTGAATTTTTAAAGCAATATTACATTTCTATGGATCGCCAAGGAGGCGCTGTAGATCTTGCTGAAAATATCGACAGGTATTTAAACTTTGAAAATTTCCAGGAAACTGCTTATCTTGATGGATCCACAATATTAATAAACAATATTGAATACTATGATGATGAGATTGAGGTAGACTCCACCGATGCATGGCCCCAATCTTATGGTCTATTGAAAATTGGAAATGAAATTATATCTTATACAAGTAAAGACGCCACTAAATTTTATGGGTGTATTCGTGGATTTAGTGGTGTAGAATCATTACACAAAACAAACAATCCAGAATACTTAGTTTTTACTGAGACTAACGCATCTGCTCATGTTGCTAACGATACTGTATATAATTTAAGCAATCTTTTCTTAATTGAATTCTGGAATAAATTGAAGTATCAATTTTTACCAGGATTTGAGGGAAGATCTTTTACCGAGAGTTTAAATAACGGAAAATTTTTAACCTTTGCCAGAGATTTTTATAAATCTAAAGGTTCTGATGAGTCTATCAAAATTTTATTCAAGGTTTTATACGGCGAAACTAACGCAGAAATTATAAAACCACAAGATTATCTCATTAAACCATCAAATGCAGATTGGTTAGTAACCAAAAATCTTATCGTTCAAAAAATTGATGGTGAAATTTCCAATCTTAAAGGACAAGCCATTTTCCAAGACAATCCTCAGGCTTCTAGTTATGTTTATGATGTTCAAGTTGTCAATTTAGAAAACGGTGGATTCTATCAAATTAAATTAAGTTTAGAATCTACAGTTGGTGATTTTTCAGTATGCCCAAGCACAAAAACAACAAAATCAGTTTCTCAAAACGATTCAACAATCACCGTCGATTCTACAGTAGGATTTAATGATTCTGGAGAACTTTTTATTAATAGTGGTATTGTAACATATACATCAAAAAGCAGCACACAATTCTTCAATTGTGTTGGACTAACTACAAGTCTTAACATATATGATGATATTTTCCAAAATAATTTTGTATATGGATATGAAAATGGTGACGAAGATAAGAAAGTATTAGTACGTGTAACAGCACAATTAGATAAAAATGTTACGTTAGCAGAAAATACAAGGTATCTTTCAGTTGGAGATGAAATTAGAGTTAAAACTTTAGGTGAAGAGGTAGAGATAGGAAGTTATAATCAAAAATTTGATTATTGGCTGTACAATCAAACTTATGAACTTGATGCACAACCAAGACAATTTGGTGTGCTAAGCACTACTTCTCCAGCTATTATCAATACAGTACAGCAGCATGATTTTAAAGTTGATGATAGTGTTACCTTGATAGATACTCAAAGTTCACAAACAGTTGATGGTACTGTAATACAAGTAAATGCTGCGGATTCTTTTACTTTACAGTTTTCAGGAACATTATCACAAACATCTTCTTATGTTGTAAGGAAGAACATTAAATATGCTGCTGGTGTAGGAACTTCTTACGAAGAAATATCCAAGGTTGTTTCTAATATTCAAAACACATATATTGATAAGAAAAAAGAAAATTTATATGTAACTACATCTGGTCTACCTTCTTATGATATTACAGCTGGAACTAATATTCTTTCTAGAAAGAAATATTTTAGTGTAGGAGCTGGTTATACTGATGTTGTTAATATAGTAAATCATGGTTTTTACTCTGGAGATAAAGTTGTCTTCAATCCAAATGGAAACCCAATTTCGGGAATTGCAACAGGAATATATTTTGTAAACAAAATAAGTAATGATGCATTTAAACTTGCTTTTAGTCCATCAAGAATTTTTATTAGTGATTTTATTTCTTTCCAAGATGGTAACGGGACATCAAATTATATTATTTCAGATGCTGCACAATCAAATAGAACATTAGGAAATCAAAATTTATTAAAGAGAATTCCAATAACCCCAAAGAAAAAACAACCAAACAGACCACTACAAACTGGCGCTGTTGGTATGTTTTTAAATGGTGTTGAAATAATATCAAATAAATTCTCAGACGCAGTTTTTTATGGACAAGTTGAATCTATTGATGTTTTGAATAGTGGTGATAACTATGATGTTATTAATCCTCCACGTCTAGCTTTATCAGATTCTGTTGGTTCTGGAGCTACTGGTAACGTATTTGTATCTGGAAGTTTAAAAGAAGTTATTGTAACAAATCCTGGATATGATTATAAAATTACTCCCTCCATTACAATTAGTGGTGGAAATGGTTCTGGAGCGACAGCAGAAGCAAGATTACGTTCAATTTTAACATCAGTTAAATTTGATTCTAAAGCAGGTGTAGATACTTCATCCAATATAATTGGGTTTGGAACTTATCATAATTTTATTAATGGCGAAGAAGTTGTATATAAAACTTTAGGAAATACTGGTATTGGAATCGGCACTAGTGGTGGAAACGCAATTACTGGATATTTGATTAATGATGCAAAATACTATATCATAGCAAATACAAACTCATCACTATCTTTAGCTGAAAGAAAATCTGATGCTCTTGCTGGAATTAATACTATCAATTTAACATTTACTTCTTCAGGAACCCATCAATTAGTATCTACAACAGTAAGAAAGGTAATTGATAAGATTGTTGTTACCAATCAAGGTTCCAATTATAGGAACAAGATAGTAAGTGTTCCATCACAAGCGTATCCTCCTCTAGATTTTACACAAATTAAAACATCTATTGTAGGAATTAATACTTTAGACAATTATATTTTTGCAAAAAATCATGGATTTGAATCTGGCGATCATGTAGATTATGTGGCTACAAATACTCCAATAACAGGATTATCTACACAAATACAATATAAAGTTTTAAAATTAGACTCTGATCGTTTCAGATTAGCATCTATTGGAATTGGAAGCACTTCTTCCTTAGAAAATTATAATACAAAAAATTATGTTCGTTTAGATAATTTTGGAATTGGGACTCACTCATTTAAATATCCAAATATTGTAGTATCAATTTCTGGAGTTCCAAATTCTTCCAATGTAAGTGGATTTGCTACAGATTTTGTTAGTAACTATAGCACATCTCAAGCAACCGCTATTCCTGTAGTTACTGGAAAAATAGATGGAGTATTTGTAACAGAAGGTGGTTCTGGTTATGGTTCTGAAAACATTTTAAATTTTGATAGAAAACCTAATGCTACAGTTACTAGTGGTTCAGGAGCTGTTATATCGCCAATCATTGTAAATGGTGGCATTGACCAAGTTTACGTTTTAAACCGTGGTTCAGGTTATACTTCAACTCCAGAAATTGTAGTAAGTGGTACAGGAAATTATGCAAAACTTTTGGCTAATGTAGTTGATGGTGAAATTGATTCTGTTACTATAATTAATTCTGGTTCTGGATATACTGAAGCGACGACTGAACTTACAGTTACAACAAAAGGATCTGGTTGTATTTTATCACCTAATGTTCAAAAATGGAATGTTGATACTTACAAAAAACATGAACACATTTTAACAAATCCAAACAATCGTGATGATTTAATTATTGTTGAACCATTTAATAAAAATAATGTAAATAATCAGGCAGTTTCCGTTACTGCCCCAAGATATCTAAGATACTTATTAGAAGATAATATTAATTCTTCATTGGTAGAAGTTGGAATTAATACGGCACACTCACCTATACTTGGATGGGCTTATGATGGCAACCCAATTTATGGACCTTATGCGTCAAAAAATCCAAAAGGATTGAATAATGTTAGTGAATTACAATCTAGTTATATTTTAGTCACTAAACCAAATAGACCAAATTTCCCTTCAGGATTTTTTGTTGAAGATTATGAATATAGTGGAGATGGAGATTTAGATGTTAATAATGGTAGATATTGCATAACTCCAGATTTTCCAGACGGTACATATGCATATTTTACAACTAAAAATAATTTTCCATATGTATTGAATGGATTTAGAAATGACATAGATGATTTTAATTATGATTTTTCAAAATCACAAGACATTTTAAACACATTACAAGACGATATTTTAAGAAATACCACTCCATATAAATTAACTACACCAAACGCCAACTATTTTGCAGCTCCACAGGTTAAAGAAACTAGAGAAAGGGCAGAAATAACTTCAATATATTCTGCGGGCATATCGTCGGTAAGAATTCTTTCTGGTGGGCAAAATTATAAAGTTGGCGATAGAATTGTATTTAATAATAATGGTACTAGTGGTTCAGGTGCAGACGCTGAAGTTTCACATATTTCTGGTAAAGATATTTCATCTGTTGGATATTCTGTTACAACATTTGATGGTACAGAATTTATCTATAGTCAAGAAAATGTTACTGGAATTACATCTATTCCACATAAATTTTCAGATGGAGATATAGTTAAAGTATCGGGAATTAGTACTTATGCGTTTAAATCATTTGAAGGTTCTTATAGAATTGGTGTTTCTTCGATAACAACTACTTTAGAAGTTGGCATTGGATCTACAGTAGTCACTGGAATGACTACTGACATTTCACTATTAGAAAAATCATTTACGGACAGAATTAAAATAAATGACATTATAGGAATTAACAGTGAAAGATTCTTAATTTTAGATGCAGATAAAGTTACAGGAAGATATAGAGTTCTTCGTCAATATAATTCAACTCCAGGATTAGTTCATGCTGCAAATAGTGGTGTATCTCTCGATTCTCGTCGTTTTACATATACTGTTTCTGGTCTTAGTACTAATAATCCCCTTTCAGAGAATAAAACAAAATATTTTGATCCTCAATTAACAGTTGGTGTTGGAACTACTGCAATTGATAGATTTATTGGGTATGGAGTTTCGACAATTTATGTTGGTGTCCAAACTGGTCAAGGTTCATACACAAGAATTAATTTTACCAATAATCCATTTACGATAGGTGATTATATTGAATCTACTATTGGAGTTGGGGTTACAATTACTCAAGCTGTTGTGGTGTCTGCCTCCACAACTTCTATACTAGTAAATTATAATAGCACGTCTGTTGTTGGAGTTGCGACAACTGGAATTGTTAGACTGAAGAAATACTATAAAGTTAACCCAAGAAATATTTTCCTCCCTGGTCATGGATATCAAAATGGACAAAAATTAAAATATTCATTTGTTGCTGGTGCTGGATTAACTTGTTCGTCAAGCACCTCACTAACACCAAGCTTTACATTATTGAATAATCAAATAGTATATGCAGTAAAAGTTGATGATGATAATATTGGCATTGTTACATCTTTGGCAGGTATTGGTAGTACTTCAACTAGACTATACTTTACTGGCATTTCTACACAACAAGGAACAACTCATTCCTTAACAGCTATAAAAACTGAAATTATCGGATCAGTATCAAGAACTAGAGGGCAAGTTAATACTATTGAAAATCATGGATTAGAAATCGGAGATGAAATAACTCTGGATGTTGTTGCAAATAATTCATCAAATGTGATCTTAAAATATAATGATTGGAACGCAAAATTATTAGTCAATCCAGTAAGTTTTGGTTCAACACAAGTTGGGGTTGGATCTACTGTTTCTACAATTAAATTACCTTCTCATGCATTTAATACTGGGGATAAAGTTTTATATGAAGCTTCTTCTCCAATATCCAATTTAGAAAGCACCAGAGAATATTTTGTTATAAAATTAGATGATAATACTATTAAACTTGCTAATTCATATTATAATGCTACTAAAATAAATTACAATAATGTTTCTTTAGGTTCCTCAGGTTCTGGAACTCATACACTATCTCCAATAAATCCTAAATTAAAATTTGTAAGAAATACTATTGTTGGATTTGCAGTATCCGACCCCTCATTACAAAATTTAAAATTAGAATTTTATGATAATGAAGATTTCACTAATCAAAACTATGAGGCAAATGTTACTAGAACAGGTTCTCCTGGTGATGGTAACATCAATACAAAGGTATCTTTACGAATCGATGAATCTATTCCAGATACATTCTATTATAAATTAATCCCTGTAGGTATTTCTAGTATTACAAATAATGCCTTAGGATTGACTGTTGACAAAGATAATTTTGATGGCGGTAAGATTGAGGTTATTAATAGTGGCTATAAGGGAAATCATACTTTAGTATCTGTTGGAAATAGTGTATTTTACTTCAATTTAAATCAACCACCAGAAAGTTCTTCATATTTGCCTACTGGTGTTGCCACGGCATTTTATGTCACTTCATCTACAGCAGCTTCTGCTTCTGGTGCAATTTCAAATATTAAAGTCAATTATCCTGGAGTTGGGTACAGACTCATACCTGGAATTACAACTGTAACAACTTCTTCTGGTTCTGGAAGTATATTGAGAGCCTATTCAGATACTATTGGTAAAATTAAAACTGTAAGTCTTGCTTTATCTGGTTATGATTATCCAACAGATAAAACTATCTCAGCAAAAGCAGACACTCCAATTCTTGTAAGAGTTAAAAATAATAATAGAATATCTAATGTAAGAATTGTTTCTGGTGGTAAAAATTATACAACTCCACCAAAATTAATTGCAGTTGGGTACGATAATTTACTTCTTAGTGCAAATTTAAGTGGCAATTCAGTTTCATCTGTTGATGTTTTAAACAATGTAGGCGGTTTAACAGAAGTTGGACCAACAATCGTTCCAGTTTATAACAGCAATGGTGTCAGGATAATTGATGGATCTAGCTCTGGAACAGATGTAACTTTAAGTTTAAAAGCGCCTACAAATGGATTTACAGTATTTCCATTTAATATTGGTGATCAAATTTTTGTTGAAGGTATTGTTGGTGTTGGAAGCACTGGATCTATTGGTGATGGTTATAATTCAGCAGATTATGGTTATAAGAATTTTACTGTAACCCAAAGAGTTACAACTCTTGGAGCTGAAACTATTACATATTCAATTGCTGGAATTGGAACAACTGCAGGTACATTTGATGTAGCAAATAGTGCTGGTAGAGTTATTAAAACATCAGATTTAGCATCTTTTGCATTAGATACTGAACAAACAGAATTTTATAGTAATGAAAAGGTTATTGTCAATGAAAAAACCACTAAAGTTTTAACAAATGGGTGGGATAGTACTAGAAAACTTTTAAAAATTTCTGGTAAAGGAGTTAATCCTAAAGTAGGTGATCTTATTACTGGTGCTTTGTCAGGTTCAATTGCTGAAATTGAAGAAGTCATCATTAATGATTCAAATTATAGCACAAGTTCTTCAGTCACTTTAAATTCACAATCTACATGGTTAAGTAACTCTGGCGTTTTAAATGATTCTTTACAAAAAATACAAGATGGTGATTATTATCAAAACTTCTCATATTCAATTAAGAGCACTGTTCCAAAGAGCACTTGGGAAGAGCCAGTTAATAGTTTAGTTCATTCAGTAGGATTTAAAAACTTTAGTGATTTAATCTTAAATAGCAGACCAGAAAATCAAAATCTTAAAGTTGCAATCGGATCTTCTGATCTTACAACTACAGTAGCAATTGATAATGTAGTTTCAATGTATACAAAGTATAACTTTGATTTTGTCAGTGAAGAAGTAACTAATCAAGGAATTTCTAAATTTGTTAATTTTGAAAATACTAAATTAACTGATTATTCGATATGTAACAGTAACAAAGTTTTAAAAATTGATGATATTAGCTCACAATTTACTGGAATAGGTAGTTTTGGAAACATAGTTGGGGTAACATCTTTCCCAATAAACAGTGGTGGAAATGTATTATTAAAGAAAACATTTAATTCTAC